TTGCTAAACAGTGGCAGAGTGTTAGTTGATGGAGAAACCCGTCGGTCTCTATGTCCGCTATGAGCGTCGTCATTCTGTCGTTCCTTTTCGTGTAACATCCGGTGGCAGTTGGCACACAACATCGTGCAGCCCATTGCCTCCTCAAGAACATCTTTCCAAGAGTGATCTGTCATGCCGCTTACCGACAACACAAACCGTTTAGTCGCTGGGTCTCTGTGATGAAAGTCAAAGACACAAGCGTCATGCTCTTGTCCGCAGCTTTCACAAACACCACCCTTTAGATCGACAAGTTTCTGTCGGATCTTACGCCTCTTGGTTCGACGCCCTTTATGAGAACTCATCTATTACCTCTGTTAGTCGTCCGGTTTCTGGGTTGTACTCAAGAGTGCCCATGTCACCAGTGATCCCTGCGTACCTGTTCTTTAGGCAGGACACATGGATCTCTTGCTCACCTGATGACATGTCTCTTGATATACTGATGACGCTATCACTTAGCTGTGCGATAGCAGCTGATCCACGAAGGTGAGACAGGTAGACCTTCTCGCCACCCTCGTGTCCTTTGTCCCCTTGGGGCCGCTTGAGGTGCGACACTAACAAAAGGCAACAGTTGGTACGCTCAGTGAACGACCTGAGCTGTGTCATTGTATAGTCCAGAGCTTTGCGCTCGTCGCCTGACCCACCAAGCTGCGATGAGTCTAACCCTGATACCAAGATGGACAGATGGTCTAGCACTAAGACCTCTACGCCCAACGCTTGGACCATGTAGTTCAGCTTGTTCAGTAGATTGTCAGAGTCCAAAGACCCAAAGTGATCATAGAAAAAGAAGTTACCCGGCTTCAACACAGCATCGAAAGCTTTCCGGCGTTCCTTTTCAGTGATGTCATTAGGCAAATGGATCGGCTTGTTCAAAGCCAACGACATCATGCGTAGACCTGTCCGCCCTAGTCCTTCTTCAAGCGCGACATAACCCACCTTTCTATCGTCTCCAATAGCGATCTTGTAAGCAAGCTCCGCGCATATAGTGCTCTTGCCCACTCCACTGCCAGCACATATAGTGACCACCTCACGCGGGCGTAGTCCGAATAAGACATCGTTCCAGCTCTTCCAAGGGTAGCTGAGACCCACTTCGATACTCTTAGAAACCTCATCCCACAGCTCCATACCGTTGACGATGCCGTCAGGCCTATGGGGAGACGCTTGGTAGACAGCTTCAGACAGTTCTTTGACACGATTGGCAACCAACAGCTCGTTGGCATCCTTCATCGACAGGCTAGCAATAGAGGCCTTGCCTGGTTTGATGGTGTCTGCAACTTCTCTTGCTGCTTTCTGTCCAGCGTCATCCATATCAAACATCAGGATCACTGAGTCGAATGACTCAACGAACTCAATGTTATTCTTAATAGCTTTGACGGCTGATGCAGCACCTGTTGGTATCGACACCACAGGCCAACGTCCATCCGTGACCTTGGCATACGACATGCAATCGATCTCACCCTCGGTGATCACAAGGCGGATGCTTGGTTTCCAAAGGTGCTGACCAAACAACTGCACGTTGCTCATGTCACCAACAGTGTAGAACTGCTTGTCTTCTGTTCGTGCCTTCTGAGCTACAGGCTCACCCTTGGCATTACGATAGGGTGCAACCTGAACAGTCTGGCCTTTGTTATCTTCAGTAACAAAGTAGCCAAACTTAGAGCAGATCTTTTCAGATAACCTACGGTCCTCAATGGCCGTGTAGTGGCCAAAGGGCATAAGGTTTTTATTCTTAGGGGGTGCTGGTTCCTTGGACACCAAGGTGTCTGGTTGCCTAGTCGTGGCACAAGAGAAGCAGTGGGTGTGACCGTCGTCGTACAGCGCCATAGCGTCTGAAGACCCACAGTCTGAGCAAGGCAGCTTAGTCTCTACTGTCTCGCTTGTCGTAGCTGAAAATGATTCCATACTTTTCGCCTTCTTTTGGATATCGTTTTGTTACAGTCAAATCTACAATCTGGTCGTCGTCTTTCCAAAAGCCACCATGCTTTGTCATGGAGTCCAATGGTCCCTTGGCGAAGTTATCGACATCACCAACAGGGAACTTACGACGGGTAGTCTTAGGTTTCTTACAGACGAACTCAAGCTCTGCTTTAATAGGACCAGACAGAGGCTCTTGTCCGTCGTAAGATGCCAACACAACGATCATAGAGCGCCGGAACTGCTCGTACCGCTTGCCGTAGAAGGCTCCCCACTTGGAGATGCGAGGACGTGAGGCAGGAACGGGCTCTATGTCGAAGGTGTAGGATCGCTTAGAAGTCATCAGATCCTAGTTCTGTTGCGCTATCAGCAACAAAGCCAGCGATGTCATCAAAGCCAGCGGACTCTGAGTTACGCTGCTCGACCAACTGGACGGTGTTTAGCATGGCCGTAACACCTTTGGCAGAGCCTGCCTTATAAGCAAACATCTTAACAGCAGCGCGGATCTTATCGCCGTTGCGTGGGAAGGTGCCACTAGACAAAGGCTTAGGGGGAGAGTCACAGTCAATCAGCCCAGGTTGGAACTTCGTCTTGGTCCGCAAGAACCAATGACCATGAAGGTCTTCCTTCTCGGTCTCATCGCCATCCTTAAGCGGGCCTTGAATGCCTTTGACCTTGTCCCCAAACTCTTGGGACGCAAGCTCTTGAGTCATCTCATCCATCTTCTGTTTGAACGCACGACCTTCGTCGCTCTCTTTGTCAAACAACAATGTCACCTTGTACTTGTCGTCGCTGAACTCAAAGCCAGAGTCAGGACGCTCAAGCCAAGTGAAGCTTGCTGTTGCGACAGGAGTGATTACGTTCTTAAAAGCACGAGCCATTTTGTATTCCTTTGGGTCTATTGGAGTGGTAGATCTATGAGGTGCCAGACGCTCTCAAGGCATAGATCAACTAGATCTTTTGCTTGGATGCCGTTTCTACCAAACTGGTTAACGATGTCAACGGGCAGTTGTCCATTGGTTGCGATGAATGTCTCACAAGCAAACATACTGTACAGCCGTAGTTCGTCTGGCGTTAGTTCCGTTCGTTTTCTGTGGATGTTCTTAAGCTCGTTCAAGTCTGAACAAACTCTTCGATCATTGGAAAGACCTTGGCGATCTGTTCCGCACATCCATTAGCTACGTCTCGACATTCCTTCTGTGTCTCTGGACCTGTTCGCAACTGCACAAAGTGTACCCAGCTGCGGATAGATCCACTCATGAACATCGTTGAACGTGTGAGGCCTTCAGGCAAAAGACAACGTGCCTGCTCTTTGGCTATGCCCATCTTCAAGGCCTCGTCGTACCGCCAAAACGCTACATCTGACACAGAGTTTTGCGCCCAAGCCCACCACTTTTTAATCTCAGGATCATCAGTTTCTAAAGACGATTGCCTGTTGGTCAGGTCTTGCAGGCGTGCCTCGACATAATCAGGTGTGTTTGTCTCTGTTGCAGAGTAACGCTGAGACCACTCCTGAAACGAAAAAGATCTGTGCCTCAAAATCTGACGCCCTATGGACCTGCTGCACACAATCTTGCATGTGGCGTGAACCATTTCCAGAGGACTCCAGTGATGGTGCTTCAAGAGGTAACGCACCAGTTTCTCTGTGCCCTTCCCGTTCTCTTGGGACGTGGGGTTAGACACCCGTGCATAGTACGCGATCAGATCAACCAGGGTGGCGTCTGGGCCTATGAGGTGTGGTGCTGTCGTCCAGCTCGTTAGTTCTACTGTCATCGTTGTCTCCGGGGTCTATGAAAAGAAGTAAGGGGCGTCAAGAACTTCACGCACATCGAAGCTTCCTGTTTCCGGCGGCTCTGGTAGCTCCACCTGGGTTCGAGACTGCACATCTCGATGGAAGCCGTCACGCAGCCAGTCGTTGCTGAACATAGAGTACGCGACCTCTCGGATTGTGTCACGCAGCTCGTCAGTATGCCTATAGTGAACAGCGAAAGAGTCATGAACCGTAGCAAAACTATTGATCCCCTTGTCTACCAGTTTGTTCACCACCTTGTGCAGCAGTGCAGCGTCCAACGAATGGATCACATTAGGAGCTGACCCCAAAGCCTGCTTACGGGCATTCAGTCCACCGTCTGGGTTCTGAGACCACATATAGTATGACCCCATGACCGTTCGCACATCAGTCTTGTTGATGTTCCAATAGGACTGCTGGACCGTACAGCCAGACGGTGTCTTCCAGACCAAGGGCTTGTCGTTCTTGGCTAAGGTCTTAGCGACCTCTTGGAAGTACGTCATGATAGGACGTGAGGCAACGATGGTCTCGTCCAGAGCTACGACTAGGCGGTCCCTCAGCCACGCAGCGTTCTTCATACGCGGGCCTTCAAGATCATCTGTGTGTCCGTCCTCGATCAGCTGGTCCATGATGCCACGAGGTGTCACCCCATACGGTGTCGTCATGCAGGCACGTTTGACCGTAGACCTTGTGATGTTACCAGCCCACGTCATGGCAATAGGATCACCCTTGGCTGCGTCCATCGATACCTTAGATGCCAACAGGTCTGCCGTGTTCTGGTAGATATCAAAGCGCTGTGGATCTGACGAACAATTGGTCAGCTGTGCGCCTATCGGGTCTCGACCAAGCAACGACAACAGTTGCAGTCCGTTGTTGCTACCGTCTTGGTGTGACGGTTGGTGGCTAAGGTACAGCTCGGGGTTATCTAGTCCTGTAGCGTCACACCATTCGACGCATGTGGCATAGAACTCCAGTTCCTTCTCAGCCGTCGTCCAGAAGCGTTCGCCGTCCAATGGTCGTAAGGCACTATCGACAATCAGATCATGATGATCCTTGGCCCACTGTTGCATCTCTTCGAAGCTCAGTTTGTCTGCACCGTACATGTTGCACAGCTTTACAGCCATCCAATAGAGACCACGCGGCCCCAATGGTTCCGACAATGCAAACTCAATGAGCCCACGGCTTAGGTTGTCACCCTGGGGGTTGAGGTCTGGAGGTATGGCGTACAGTCGGGTGCGCGTATCGATCTTCTGAGGATATGTGAACCGTGAGAACCTTGAGGCCATCAGCTCTGAGGCAATAGAGATCTTACGCAAAGCACTCTCGCGTTTGCTTTCGTCACGGGCGTTCTGACTGTGGACCTTGGTCAGTGTGTACTTCCACTCGGACCTCTCGACCTTAGTCATATCGGCCCATTGGTCATCAGTCTTACGCCCCGGCATCTCGATGGGGTCAGGGTCGGGTATGTTCTTGAACAAGCTGTGTGGTAACTGACGGGCCTCGTTGATCAGATCGAACGCTGGCTTGTTGATCTGCCACCAGACCTTACCGACGTTGTTCGCAGCATCCAGCGCCTCTTGGCTGATGGGATCATTCAGATCACCTGTGTGCCGGTGGATCGAACCACGAATAAAGTCCACCTGAATCTGATAATAGCCACCTGTGTATTTCTTCTGGCTTGGCGACCAGTACCACGGGCGTGGCGCTACGATCATAGGCCTGAGAATAGGACTGTTGATACCAACGTGACCTGTGATCTGATCGACCATCAGGCGACAGGCCTGCGTGAGGAACACTTGGCGTTCGGTCTTCCCTCTGAACCTGACGTACTCAAGCTCAAAGAACCCACCGCCGTGTATGATCAGGGTGTCTAACAGCTTGGCCCCAATCCTAAGCTTCTGTTCTTTGGTCCACTCCATGGTCTCAATGTCTTCGATCTTACGCCGGTACGATGTCCACTGGCGGGCGTTCATGTTCTTAGCGGTCCTTAAGAGCATAGCGGCCACGTCGATACCACCGTTCTCACGCTGATCGTCTTTGGTCTTACGCGCCCAAGCTTCGAACTCAATCTGCATCTTGATGGTGTTGCCAATCTCCAGACAGATCGCGTTGGCCTTACGACCAAGAGAGATCTTGTTCATCTTGATCGACAGGACAGAGCGTATCGTGAGGTACGCAAGCTTCTCAGCGGGGATGAACTGGATTAGCCACCACCACTCAGGCCTAACACCTGGACCACCGGCACCAATGCCAGCAGCAGCCATGTCCTGGTCCTCTTGGATCGGTCGTCGCAGGGTCTCCATCAGCTCCTGCAACATGGATCGACCGGCGTCGGTGTCAATCAGGCTGGAACCTTGCGACCAGGCGGTGTTCTTAATGAGCTGAATGCCACGTTCAATGCTCGCAAGTTCTTGTTCCACTTGGATCTTTTCCTCGTCCGTCTTAAGGTCATCTGCAATCTTGGCGAGCTGGTCATTGAGTGACGAGCTGGTCGTGGGCTTAGCGTTGCTGATAGGCATCAGGTGTCCTCAACTTGTTTAAGATCGACGCGGCCTCAGCTGCATCACGGTCTGGAGCCATGTGGGCATAGCGCTTGGTCATCTGTACGTCGCTGTGTCCCAACAGTGTCGATACGGCATAGAGGCTGAGGCCCGATTGGACCAGCTTGGACGCAAACGTGTGCCTGAAGCTGTGAGTGGTAAAGCGACCATATCGTTCTACCAGATGCTTACGGTTTAGTCCCGCTTGCTCTATAGCCCGCATGATACCTTTGACACTGTAGGTCCGGGGCTTCTCAGGATCTACCTTCGACGACCAAACATACAGGTTGTTGCCACGCTTGGAATAGCGAGCCTTCAGTGTGTCCCTGAGCCGGTCTGTCAGCATCACACGACCTTCATTGTGTACCTTAGTCCGATAGAGCGTGGCGTACTTCCAGTCCTTGGTGTCGATGGCGTCCCATGGTGTGCGGCTGGCCTCACTGTACCGACAGCCCGTATCGAGCAAAAAGACCACAAGATCGTATTGATCCTGACGGATCTCGACAATGTCAGGCCTGAAGCTCTGAGTGTTGGTCGGTTCTAAGACCTCTAGGAGGCGATCCTCTTCGCCCTCTAGTAGATACCTAGTCCGATGATTGACTTGGGGCCTCAGGCCTCGTCCTAGAGGCTTAGAGGGTACATCTAGGTCTCTTAGGTCCGCCTGATGGCGCGTTTGGATTAAGAATGAGACCAAATTAGACACATAAGAGGGCTTGTAGACCTCTAAGAGGTTGTCTCTGATGTCTACGACGACAGAGCTAGTCAACTGAGACACCCTTATGTTCGTTAGGTGCGGTGAGAGGACCGAACAATAAACCTTATGCGCTTTGGTTTTGATGATGGAAGACATGAATGTTGATACGTCAGGGTCTTTAGTCATCTTAGGTTCCTTTAGGTTCTTTAGATCTTTACGTTAGTTTCTATCTACAAGACTAACGTACTTCCGATTGATCGTATCGATCATAGGGTGGCCCCCTAGGCCCCATAGGGCGGAAGCAAGGCTTAATTGCACAGGTGGTCGTCATCCTAGCTGATGTCCTGTCGTTTGGGTGATCAAAAAGCCTTTAGTCCTCGTGGTTTAGAGGATAGCGTTCACCACGACGATGATCATTAGGAGGCTGTGGATAACTACGGGCCACAGGCCTCCGGGTGTCGATACCCAATCCACGTCTTTGGAGGTAGCATTTGGCGCAGATCTTTTGGTATTTGTCGATGACATCTTGGTGTCCTTTGCAGTTGGGTGTCTCACAGGCCGGACGATTCATTGGTCCTCCACTGTTCTACGATAGCTGCATATCGCTGGACCTCAAGCCTAGCGCGTTTGACCTCAGCCCACCAGGGATGGTTCGGACTGTGGATGGAGTCGTCACATTCCAAAGCAAACAGACGGTCTTTGGCCCTAATGTAATTCTCTTGGGCCTCTTTGTGCGTGTTGGTCATCGTCCAGTGCTCCCAAAGCCGCCACCGGCGCGTGTGGTTTCGTCCAGTTGCGTGACGACCTCAAATACTGCGCTGGTCAGTGACGTGATCATCATCTGTGCCACGCGTTCTCCGGCTGTGATCGTGTGACTTGTGTCACCGTGGTTCATTAGCAAGGCCTTGCATTCGCCTCGGTAGTCACTGTCGATCACTCCGGGTGCGTTTAGCACTGTCACACGATGCTTGTAGGCCATGCCGGACCGAGGCAGGATTAGCGCCGCACGATCTTCAGGCAGCTGGATGCTGAACCCAAGAGGCACAAGGGCCGTGTGGCCCGGCGAGATCCAAAGATCCTGACGGGCGTACACGTCGAAACAGGCAGCACCTGAGGTGGCCTTGGTCGGCAATGTGCCGCCCTCTAGTAGTTTGATCTTCATTAGGTTTTCCTCAATATACAATTAGACGGCCAGACAGGTGGCAGTGCCCGCCAACTTGCGCCTTGCCGCAAACCGTTACGTCACCAGCGACCACAGCTTTGCCGAACACCTCAGCGTAATCTTCAAGGCGGGCGTTAGAGCCAATGAACGCGTTTTGGTAGGCGTGTGCTGCACCACGCAACACTGCGTCCCCAGCGACCCTAGCGCGCCCAGAGACAATCGCCTTGTCCTCAATCCGCGCACGTTCGGACACTGCGGCATAGCCCAGCACTTGAGCGTCTGGCCCGACGTAGGCCGTATCAGCCACATAGGCCGTGCTGGACACAAGCCCGCCGCCGTTCGGGTGTCGTTTGGTCATTAGGTCTTTTAGGTCTTTGTGTTCTTTAGTCATCTGTCAGTTCTCCAATCTTGTCTACGACGTACCAAGTCAGCCCAGCAGCACCCAGCCCCAGGACGATGAAAAGCAGTATATGCACGAACGTACTCATAGTCCATAGACCGCCGTGCCGGTGATCGTGTGGTCCACATTGGTGTACCGCAGGGACCAAATGGTTGACGGCTTGCCTTTGTGCGAAGGGCCGTAGGACCATCTGAACTCACGACCTGCTGCTTCGTTCTGAGCTTTCAGCTGGTCCATCAGGTCCGAAATTTCAGCCTTCCGTCCATCAGTGTGTTCCACAGCGATATAGCTGAGGTACAGTTTGTTGTTATTAGCACCAAGGTCACGACCCCATGCGAAGAGCTTCCGCACGGCACGTTTGGCCATGCGCGCCTTGTGTTCTTTCAGGTGGCCGCCATCAGGTGTCTGCGAGATCCTAAAGACCTGCGAATGGCCCCGCAGTTTTGACGTGTGTGGACCTGTCGCGACGTTTCGAACTACTCGCCTCATGACTTGGGTGCCTTTTCTAACAGTGTGTCGCCATGTAGGACGTCGCGATACATCACGACCCCTTGGCCCTTAGCCAGCACTACGGTGGCATCGTGCGCTTGGATGCGTTCGGACCCTGGTAGCCGTCTGAGCAATAGATCTGCGGACTTGCGGTTGAACGTGCGGTAAACGGTTTGCAGGCCGTCATCTCGCGTGTGGTGGACGTATCCGAAATGTTTACTCATTGTGTTCCCCATTGGTCTGCCATCGCCTGTGCGATGCCGGTGTAGGTCTTGCTACGCTTGCGCCAGCGGTCTTTAGTTTCGCCCATTTTCCAAACGCGGGTCTCTCGGCCCTCTACGATATCGGTAGGCTCCAGCTTGGGCAAATTCTTCAGCCATAGGCACGTTCGTTTGGTCTCTCCATGTCCGAACTGCCACGGTTGAACCGTTTGATCTGGCTTGCGGATCTGGCTGGAGATAATAGACACAGGATTTTCTATAGCTATACGGTCCACAGGTGCATCCATCAGCATCCTAACAAAGGACAGCGCCGCCTGTTGACGGCCATCAGCCCGCTTCTCTTTGAACCATCTGGCCCCTGAAACTGCTAGGTGAGTGCATGGCGGGAACGCTAAGAGCATGTCCCATCCATCGCATATAACGTCCTCTACCGGCCCCTGATAGTGAGGCCCCGGAACATCTGATGGCAGCAGGTCACAGGACAGCGCGTCGTGGCCTCTGGATCTGAAGGCCTCACGCACCTCACCACTATATTCACAGGCTATCAAGACCCTCATACCAACATCCCTAGGCTACGCAGGTGATCATCGCGGCGTCTGTCGAAATCACGACGAAGCTGTTGCTCATTGACCAGCCGAAAGATCGTGCTTTTAGGCACGTTCGACATGTCGATGACGTTATCATCAGCGTCGCACATTTCGGCATCAAGCCAACGTATGCCGGTCGCTGCGTTGATGGCCCGATTGTCCAAATGATCATAGGTTACAGCCGCGACTAATAGGTCAAGATTGTCCGGCAGTCCGTGTTTTTCGTTTGCAAGTTTGTATCGCTCGATTTCATCGCGCGTGATGGTGTAGATGTACAAGGAATTGCGTTCTGAGTCTGAGTAGATCTGCATCTGTCGTTCCTTTGGATCTGTTGTGGTCTAATAGCCAAGCCATTCGTAGAGCGTCGCGGCGCAGATCATACCAGCGCCAACACAATCGCCGGGCCGATGCTCTACGTTGCGCTCAATAAAGTCTACGTATTCAGCCGGTTCAACGCTATGCTGTACCATTGCGATATTGCGGGCGCGCTTCGTTGTTATCATGATTGTGTGGCCGTTATCGCGGGCGTCGAACAGCCCGTCGATTGTCATCCCTATTACTCCGCTCATAGTCTATCGTTCCTTTGGATCTGTTGCGGTCTGGTAGTCAATAAGGCGCTCGCATATAAAGGTCAATAGCAAGCGCCTCGATCACTATCAGATCAATCAGGATCCCCACGCCTTGCGCGTTCGAATGCATCATCTAGGCCTATCATTCCAGCCGTGAATACAGCGGCGAACGCTATGCCGCCAATGAGCCATAGGCCTGCGATTATGTAAGAGATAAGGTCAATCATAGTTGTGGTTCCTTTGGTTTCTGTTGGATCTGTAATGCAATTTGCACTACATTATCACGCAATCAACATGGAATGCGCTGACAGCGTCGCCAGTGTCTAAACGACGGTTTGCTTGGTTGCCTGCTACATGTTCGCACCATGTGTCCCACCAAAATTCTGTGCCTTGTTTCTGGCATAAGGCCACATAGGCAAGCACCTTGGCGTGTTTCTTATCTTTTGACAATTTAGGGCTAACCTTTACGGCGCTATCCTTTAGGCCTAGGCGCTTGAGGTTGTGACTGTCGATGCAGGCCGTGTCAAACCCTATGCATTGCAGAACAAAGCTAGCCTTGACCATGCCTAGGTTTGGCACCTGCATCAAAAGCAAGGTAGCATCGGCGATAACTTCGGGATTGCTTGGGCCTTGTTCTTTCAAGTGATGCAGTTTCAGCCATAGCCAATCTGCATTCTGTTGGATATACGCCAAGCCTTCTGATTTCTTGCCCCAAAGGAAACGAGAGGCTAAGCCAGTTTCTGCTATGTCTAAGCGTTGCGCTTTAACCGTAGATAGTCCCGCTTGAATGGTACACAGAACGAATTCTACCACGTCAATCAATCCCTCGGGTGACTTGGCTGCGTGGTCTGCTATGATTGCAACGTCGCGCTTGTACATTGTCTGTTGTTCCTATCTGTTGTTGTCTGTTGTTTAGCTCAAGCCTTGGGAAAGCCTAGGGCTAAGCCTTCCCAAGGTATCAACTAAACCTCAAGGCTATCTAGAACATAGCGCCCTGTTGGCGTCCTGTGCCATTCTGCAAAGGCTTCCATTTCCGTTAGATCGCTAGCGCTTGGCAAGGCATAGATCCAGCCTGCATCGCTTGGCGTCTTAAGTTTAAGCGGTCCGTCGTCTGTTGCGAGAACTAGTTCAAGGCGTGGGTTGCCGTTGGTGCTGTTGGCGATACGCTTGGCGCTTGTGATCATTACGTGCTGCATGGTTCTATCGTCCTGTCTATCGTTGTGGTCTGTTGATCGTGGGTTAGTTACCAACACTCTAGCTTGAAAGACACCGCGCCACTTGGCGAGCCATGGGTTTCCAACAGGCTATTGGCTTCACTTTCAGCGTCTACCAGAGTTCTCGATGCCAATGTCTCCCGGCAATAGTCTAGGCCTGCCGCTGTCTTGTAGATTGCTTGGTAGTGTGAGCCTTCAGGCGCTTCAATCTCTATCATCTGTCTCTCTCTCTTCGTTAGTTTGTTTTGATAGGTGAGCTGCAAACCTAGCGCGCATGGCCGCGAATGTAAATAGCTACAAGTGCGAATTGTTTCCAATGATTCCAAAGACTTAGCCTTTTAATAAAATTAAAAACAGTGCGACACCGGTTTGAAAAGGCGCGCCCGATTGCAAACGATAGCGCCCGCGCGCGTCCTATGCATCACGCATTGCGCCCGCCTAGTCCCGCCGATTGTCCCGCCTGGTAGCGCCCGGAACACGTCATGGCCGATTGTACCTAGTCAACACGCGGCCATGCTAGCCCGTCAATTGTGCCCTATCGCCCGGCCTATGGCGCTCGTTTGGCCACACAACGGCAGAAGCCCATCGCGCTGTGTTTGGTTCGGGGGGTATGGGGGGGCCGTCGCTTGGTTGGCCGGGGAACATATGCC